CAGACATGTTCGCATGGCAATCCAAGTTTACGGGCATGTACGAAACCCTTATTCGGGACATTTCTCTAGGTTTCAAGGAGTTGGAAGCATGAAGGATCAGCTACCTCCATACGATCTGCAAGCCGAGGAAGCGTTGATCGGCGCAATGATCTTGAACAACGAGGCTATTGGCGAGGTCTTGCCGCTCTGCTCCGCTGAAGACCTATACACGCCTCGCCTGAAGGTGCTGTTTGCGACGATGGCGAGTATGCACGGTCGTGGGGAAGCCGTTGACGCTACAACGCTCTCCGGCGCGCTGACTCTTTCTGAGGGTGAAGGCGCTTATGGTGGCGCTGCGGCAATTATGAGTTTGATTGCCAACGCAGGGTTTGTATCCAATGTCGCTGCCTACGCAACCAGAGTTGTCAAATGTGCCGCTTACAGAAAACTGATTGTGGCATGTAAAGAAATTCAAGAGCGCGCCTTCGGCCAAGATGGTGACCCATCCGAACTCGGTGACATGCTCAACGCTGCGGTGCTGGACATTCACAAGTCTGATGTCGTCGAGGTGCCGGGTGATGTCTGGACCATCGACGGATTCTTGGACAGACCTGTCTCGGAGCGCCCCAAATGGGTGATTCCAGGGTTGATGCGTGTTGGGTGGCGCGTCATGGTTGTCGCTCAAGAGGGAATCGGAAAGACCGTCCTTCTGCGACAACTCGGCATTGCTGCCGCTCAGGGCATTCATCCGCTGCGGTTCACACCTATAGCTCCATGCCGCACCTTGATTGTGGACCTTGAGAATCCTGACGATTCAATCATCGACGTTTGCAATCCGATTAGAGCTCAAGTCGGCTCTGTTGCAGAGGAATATGATCCCGACCGAGCGTGGCTATGGCACCGCCCTGGCGGAGTCAATCTGCGTTCAAGGCGTGACAGGTCTGAACTTGAAGCTGTTATTGCTCACGTTCGACCCACACTTGTCTGCTTGGGTCCGATCTACAAGGCTTATCGCGTTGAAGCTCGAGAATCTGATGAGCAGGCATCGTCCGAAGTCATGTCCGTGTTTGATGATCTGCGAACACGGTACGGTTTTGGACTCATACTTGAGCATCATGCGCCCAAAGGGTCAGGCGGAACGCGTGACCTGATGCCGTATGGCTCCAGCCTATGGCTTAGATGGCCCGAAATAGGCTTGAAGCTTGAATCCAAGCTTGAGGGTAATGAGGTTATGGATGTTGGACGATGGCGTGGGGACCGGCTTGAAAATGATTGGCCGGATGTAATCGAACGGTCTACACCGTGGCCTTGGAAGGGTGTTTGGCAACTAGAATCCTCATGGCAACCACAGCAAGAACATTGGGATGAGGTGCCGTACTAATGAGCGATGACGAGCAAGCAAAACTTTTTGAGATGATGGTCCGCGAAGTGTTTGAGGAGTCTGAAGTGGTAAGAGAAAAAAGACCCACTCCTGCCGGTGCTGTTTTGGCAGTTACCTTCTTCACGGTCTGCGCAACTTGGTTATTTGTTATAGCCATGCTCATGCCGGCAGTGTGGCTTATCTGGACATTCGGAAAGTGGCTGTTCTGATGCGATCAGAGTTTCTTGTCTCTAATAGCGATAAGGCTCTAATTGGCGGTTTCTTTGTCCTGTCCGAAATTGAAAAAGATCTTTGGAGATACAGGGTTGGAAGGGCAGTGGGTTCAGCTTTTGCCGATGTTCGCAACAGGTTGAGGCAAAGCGTTGTTGACTCCGGCGGCAACTACGAAAATCTTTGGAACCAACAGTGGTGGATCGAAGCAGTTGACAGAGATGTACGCCCAGTTCTCAAGCAGATGTATAACAACATTGCTCGAGATGCTGCGATTGCTCTCGGTCTTTGGTGGTTACTGAGGTCTGGAGAGGTTGAGGCGGCATCTGCTGCGCGTCTCGAAGCTCGCATGACTTTGGTTTACGGCATTGGTGACACCGTTGACGGCAGGGTTGCAGTCGCATCCTCCGAGGCCACAGGTGAAGCTCCAGGGTGGCTTATCGACAGGCTTGGACTGTTCGATCCTTCCGCTTCTGGACCGCTATCTAACGGAGTAGTCGATGTTGTGACCGCTACAGAAACCAATAACGGTCAAAATGCTGCCGCCTCAACATCTTTTGACTTACTCGGCGCAGACGGCATTGGTCTTAGTGGCTTGGTTACAGTCAAAACTTGGATATGCCAGTTTATAAATAGCCGAGACACACACATGGAAGCTCACGGACAGCAGGTTGCTGCGGGAGAATTTTTTACAATCGGGGGTTTCCCCGCCGAATATCCAGGTGACATGAGCCTGCCGGCAGCGGAAACTGTCAACTGCCAGTGTGATCTTTCCTATGAAGTTATCTTTGTCGGTGTTGGTACTGACAATTCTGAAGACATTGAAGGCGAAGAAATTGCTCTCGATGATGACTCGGACGAGGAAGACCTGTAATGCCTTGGAATGTAATTGCCAACGATGAGAGTTGCCCGATTTCTACGCCTTGGGCTGTTCGTCAGGCCAGTGGCCGCTTACTTTCCTGCCACTCATCCAAGCGAGAAGCACTCAGTCATGTTGCAGCACTCAACGCGAGCGACAACTTGCAGGGGAGACTTTCGGGTCTAGCACTTAGCGCCCTAGAGCAGTACCGCACCCTTGCGGACCTTGACTTGTCCCCAACAGATGCAATGGTCGCAGAAGCTGAACGTGGCTTGGCGTGGCGCGAGGAGTTTCGCCGTGGCAGTGGAGCGGTTGGTGTAGCTCGAGCCAGAGACATCCGCAATCGTGCCAGATTGTCGCCAGATACGGTACGGAGAATGGCATCCTTCTTTGCTCGCCACGAAGTCGATAAACAGGCTGAGGGTTTCCGGCGTGGCGAGGATGGCTTCCCGTCTGCCGGCAGGATAGCGTGGGCGCTATGGGGCGGTGACCCTGGCATGGCTTGGGCAAATGATCGTTTGAGTCAGATCAAAGCGATACAGGAATCCTGATTCCAAAGATTTTATTTTAGATGACTTGACATCTGTATACGCACCAACTACATTCAGTTGTGCAGTCGGAAGTCGTAATAACAACTCATCCGCAAGGTTTGTTTCGGTGTCGCTAGTTGCTCTCTCTCCTGGTGGCACCGAAACGCTTTTTTATTGCCTGTTAGAGAACCTCAAGGCCCATCTTGCGTCGAACGAGATGCAACGCACCACAACCCTCAACCAAACTGCCATCCCAAACCTGACCCTCACAACGGGCAATCCAGCAAGACTTATTCACTTTACGAATAACAAACTCCGACAGCCCGCAACCATCACACTGATCCCCGCTAACTACCTGCCCCTCATCCGGCTTATCGCTAGAGACAAAGAACCACTCCTCAGCAAGCCGGTCATTCGGGCGAAACGCCCATACGAAATCACCGTGCTGTTTGCAAAGTGAAGTGTTATCTGTAGACCTAGTTTCATGCGACAGGGTGACAGCGCATGAGCGATCAGCACAGCTAGACAACTCGAGCCACCAAGCGTTTGACTCGCTCAGAGAACACGACACCATCATCTGGCTCATGGTTCCACGGGTTGGGAAGTCCCAGTAGCCGTGCCACCCTGCTATGAACAGACATAACGTCGCCACCACGCGTCCCTGGAACAGCCCAACGTGAAGGTGGTTCGGTGTTCAATCTGGCAAGTCCGTACATAACAGACAGTGCAGCACGAAGTTCCTCAATCTCTGACTTCTCGGTCTTTACGGAGTGAACCTCGCAGATAAGCGAAGACCACACCACTGTCGCTGAACCGTGCTTGCCATTGGCAAGAGTGTTCAACTTGCGTCCAGAGTTACAGATAATGCCTTCAGATGCAGCGGTCCTGAACCTCGCTCCAAGCGCACTGTTCGCGCCGGTCGGATTGGCAGGTAAGCCCATTCGCCATACATCCTCAGATGTAAACTCCAGGGATCGGCGTGCCAGTCTTAGGATGTAATCGTCGGCCAGAGACTTCCACTCCTCGAGAGCGTTGCCGTCAGACCGCTCGATCCCAACCTCAGCCGCTTTGCTGGCCGCTTCCCAATCCAAACCAATCTGCTCGTTCATACTGGCAGAATACACTGCGAGACAGACACCCCAAATGTCTGTCTCGCGTGTATCTCACCGCTTAGAACCCATTTTCGCATGAACAGGACGAAACGGTACTAGCAGGGGAAAGGGAAGCGAACTTTGCCGAAGCAGCAGCCGCACGAACCGGACGCAACGCATCCCTGAACTCGGCAAGTTCAGCGTGAATGTCATTCAACTCGCGACGCAGGTCAGCCTTTTCTGTATCGGCAGTGTGGATCATGCCTGCCGCTACAAGGGCAGTGACTTCACCGGCCACGGAATCCCAGACTCCCCTTGGAGCCGAAACCTCGGCACCGGAGGCAACAAGACCCTCAACGATGAACCCTGATACATTGACTGAGAGCAGACCGACAACCTCGAGCCTGCCACCCAACTGCCGCCAATCGGGGGAAACGTCGGAGCCACGGAACTTGCGAACCTGCTCAGGAGACAAGCCAGGGCGCAGCGCACCGGCAGCAACGATGCCAAACTCGTTCTCGTACAGCGCAACATCGGCCACTGCGCAGCCAGTGTCGGCATAGAACGCTTGTGAGTCAGAAGCCACCAACCGCAAGTTCGGGTGAACTGTGTCCATGTAGATCGGGCCGGTAGCAACAAGTGTGCCTTCGCCAGTCAGCACGTTCTTGTTGCGGAAATGCTTATAGGCACAACCAGTTTTCGGCACAGGTACGCAGCGATCAGCGAAACCAATATGGCATGAGCCCCATGCAGCAACCAGTCCGTAACAGCGCCCATCTGGATGCACCGTGAATGGCTCAATGCCCCTCATGTCACCTGGCAAGAACCACTCCATCGGAGGATTGGCGGGAACCTCAACCGTGTTCGATGCAGAAGCAACAAGCGAGGCCAAACCCTGCTCCGCATTGCCTTCACCATGAACCCAAAGTCCTAGCGGCGACGGCACACGCCATACGTCACCAAGAACAGCGACTGCGGATGCAACAAGTGCCTCATCCTGCGCAACTTGCTCTTTCGGCAGAACAGTCACATACGCTTCTTGGAAGGCGGGGAATGGTGTGAGCGTTGCGCCCATCATGCGTCCAGAGGTAAGAACCTCAAGCGCCTGTAGTCCACCGTATTTCATGTCTTCACTGGAGAGCGTGTCGCCATCAGCGGTCATAAACTCAATCGTCACAGAGTCAATGTCGGCAGAAACGCCACGCATGGTCCCTTCTTTGAGTAAACGATGCGCTTCAATGCCGGCAGGACCGGAATCAAAGAACCCACGGCCCACGATATTTTGTCCGTTACGCTCAATCTCGTGGATCGAACCGGCAATGACTGCGCCATCATGTCCTGAAGCGTTAGCTGTCTGGAGCATGAGAGGTAAAGGCAGTTCACGCCAGGTCAGCGCATTCTCCGCAATCTTGCGACCGTCACCGGACGGCAAACCCTCGACGATGAGGACACCTTCCCAGTCATATAGCGAAACGGGCGAGGTTTCATCAGCGAATGAGGCACCTTCGCTTGAAGCGGCCATTGGAAGGATTGCGTCGATGGTTTCCATCAGCAAATCTTCGCCCTCAGATTCACCCTCATAGCCTTTCTCATATTCATCGTCATCTTCTTCGGATTTTGTTTTGATAACAATGCAGGAATCCGGTGGCAGTTTGACGACGATTTCCTCTTTCTCGTATTCATACTCACAGTCGCATTCTCCAGAATGGTCACACTTCGTCATACCGTGACCAAACTCTTGGTCACCATCTGCCGACAGAGTTTCGACAGTCTTCTCAGCCCAGCGGCGAGCCAACTCGGTCAGCAGTTCATCGTCCGACATAACCGAGAGATTCTCAATTCCAGATACCAATTCCGATACTTCAGTAGAATCCATGATCTTCCCATCCGTGTGTTGAGTTACTGACAAAGCCAATTTCATGTTCGATTGCTTCAATGCAAATTCGTAATCCCGCTGCGACAGCAAAGCTGGAATTGCTCTCCCAGCATTTCTCATGTGGCTGGCGAGATGGTTATATACGCCTTGCCGGTCAGCGGAAGGAATCGTAGAACCGCCGCGAGCCCCGTTGAGAACACCGATGCCAGAGGAAACGGCAACCCTCGATGCAGCCCCTGGACTGCCATCCGTATTCAGGAAGTGATGATGAAAGCGATACGCAATCTTCTGAGTTGGATTTTTCGCAGGATCGCGCCAAGCGTAAAGCTTGGCGAAATATTCAGGGGTATTCGGCGTTTTGACGTTCTTCTCGATTGCGAGAGGCCCGACATAGCGCAGGTCGCTCATGCTCGTCTTGTGCGGAGGAATTGCTGCGAAGGCGGCAGTCCCATAAACCTTCGCATCTTCGGAGTTTTTATCTTCAATCATCGACATTGGTTAGTTCCCAACTATTGAAAGTTTGTAGGTTCGAGCAGAGGCAACGAAAGGCCAAACACGAAGATGCAAGACTTTAGTATGAAATAACCACAATCCAGAATGGGTTATTGAATAGGAATCTAGTTCTTGTAAGCTTTTACAACATCCTCGAGCAGGGACATCGGAATATCCGCTGGAGTACGGGGAACTGGCGGTGCAGTACCCGTCCTAATGTCTTGTTCGATAGGTGGCGCTGACGGTGCAGAACTGCCGTCCCCACTGCCATCCATCCCAGATGAGCCACTTTCGGGTGCAGCGAGAGCCGACGGAATCTCGTCTTCTCTGCCAGTATTGCTCTCACCGGAATTGACTGTTAGAAGCTGGAAGTTATCAAATAGGACGGTAAGTTCTGGGTACAACTCTGGTAGCAGTGTTGGCGCAAAGTTGCGAGGATCGGCCATTACGACCTTCTCAAGAATCCTTCTGCGGCGCTCATCGTTGACTGGATAATCGTCCATCTCAAAGCCATTGGCCCGCAGGTACGAAGTGTCTGATAGGGCAAGACGATCCCACGCGCCGGTTGCAGCCGGACCTTCATCCTGTCGAGCAGACAGCATTCGGGAATCGAAGATCAACTCAAATCGCAGTGCTTCCTCGTCGGAGAAACCCTCAAACTCAATAAGCATCGGTCGCAGGTAGGCAACTGTTATAAACTCGGCAATCATTTCACCAACAGGGTTTACATGTTTACCTATTAGGTCTGAATCGACGTTGTAGGAAGACCAGTGATTCAGACCAGCCTTACCGCCGATAATCTCTGGTGGCGCATCCAAGCCCTTAGCAAGCCGGTCAAGTAATTCCATGCGCAAGTCGTGGTAAGTGCCATCCAAGTCTTGAGCAAGTTCGACTAAACGAATCTTGTCCCCATACTCAGCTGCGCCACGAACAACCAGAGGAACTAGTCCTGCCGCAGAAGTGCGGTCACGCACAGGTGCAGACATGTGTTCAACAAGTGTCTCAATAAACTCGTCGATGTCATCGCTATCGTCAGGTGCCTCAGTCTCGGAGATCGGTCCGAAACTCATTTCCTCTGGAACGAACAACAAACCTGACGACAATCGAGATTTTGCGATTGAGTCAACTACCTCAGAGAGAACAACCAACTCACGGCAGATCGGTAGAACTCGCTTCATCGGAGAATCTGCTCGAGCCGAGAATCTTGGGTCCGGCCTCCACAGCCTTGCTATAAACGCCTCAACATCGACAAAACCAGCGTCACCGTCTGAAGTCCCAGCAGCGTTTCGCTTTATCCTCTGCCCGCCCTGGCCCCCAGTAACACGGACTTCCTCAGTTGAGAGAAACTCCCAAATGAAACCAGCAGCCCTGTCGAACTTGTCCTTGATCGGTGTCCCCAGCAGGAAACTTTCACCGGCAATCTGTAGGTGCATCGCTGCCCTACGCTTTAGTTCCTTTTGACCACCTGAAGGCCCAGTGAATGCGGCCATAACTCGATTGGCTTCAGGATTTGTTGATTCCTGTATCTCCAAATCGGATAAGTCCGCAGACCTTTCAACGATTCTTAGTTCGGATGTCGCCACAAGGTTGGCAACTAGGTTATTGAGATAGCCAATCTCACCGATTAGCTCATTGAAAGAAAAAGCGTCACGCTGCCACTCGTGACCCCTCCTAAGAGGCAGATTCCACAGTTCAACACGCGCTAGTGCAGCAGAAGAAACGGATGCAAGGATCGGTTGCGGCGAGATCATCGCAAACTCGGCACCCGATTGTTGATTCTATCTT